CCCGCCGTGGAAGAAATGAGGTGAGGACGCTTGGCTGATGCTGATATCTATCGGACTCAAATGACCTACGCCGCGCAGGAGCTGGCCAGACGGCCTGCCTGGAAGATCAAGATCAAAGGCGTAGACGTGACCGACATCGTGAACCGGGATCTGCTCTCCGTGGACATCACGGACAATGAGAGCGAAGCCACGGACGATATTCAGATCAAGGTGGCAGACCGGTACGGGAAATGGGTTCAGCGATGGCTGACGGAAAGCATCTTCCAGGGCGCCACCGTGCGCGGCCTGAAGATCGAGGCTTGGGTTGGCGTCCGGATCGGAGAAAAGGTTGTCCAGCAGAAGGCCGGAACCTTCCACATGGACAGTCTGAAGGCCAACGGACCGCCAAACACCGTCACGATCAAGGCTTCCTCACTTCCTGCCAAAGGCGGCATTGCCGATGAAAAGCGGAATAAAGCCTGGGAGAACTACACGCTAAAGGGCATCGCGGCAGAGATTGCCGGAAAGGCCGGGCTGTCCCTGACCTATGACGCGCCGACACACAAGTATGAGCGCCGGGAGCAGAACGAGATGGCAGACCTGGCCTTCCTGCGGATCCTCTGCCGGGAAGCCGGAATCAATCTGAAAATCTCTGACGGCAAGATGGCACTGTTCGACAATGCGGCGTATTCCAAACAGCCCAGCGTCATGACCATCCGCTGGAATGACGGCTCCTACACCAAATGGAGCCTGGAGACCGGATCGAGGGATATCTCCTACGACTCCTGCATCCTGCGGTACGCGCATCCCTTCAAGGGGCTGATCACCGGGTCCGCTGAATCGGAGAAGTACGCGGAGAACTCTGAACACAATCAGCTGATCATCACCAATCGCCGTGTGGAAAGCAAGGCTGAGGCGCAGGAGATCGCGGCGCAGGAGCTGCGGCTGAAAAACGAATTCGGCGAGACGGCTACCTTCACGCTGCCGGGGAATCCCGCGCTGATGGCCGGGCTGAATGTCGATCTGAAGGGCTTCGGATACTGGGACGGGAAACATCCCATCAAGTACGTGAAGCACAAGCTCAGCTCCTCCGGATACACCACGGAGATTAAGCTGGGCGGCGATATCAGCCGGCACTCCACCGGGTACGATGACTACACCCTGGGCTTCGGAGAGATGGTCCGTATCGGAAAGGTCGTGGACATCTCCGGGAACCGGGCCAGAGTGAAGTTCACATCTCAGGGAATCATCTCTGACTGGCTGGAAATCGCGCAGTTCCCGCACTGGGTGATCACGGATCAGCACAAGACCCAGAGCGCCCGGCACAAGCACGACATTGACGCCAAGTGGACGATGATCCTGGACTCCCTCGGCGGGAACCTTACAGGCGGTAAGACGGACGCTGACGGTGGCCACCTGCATCAGATCATCTGGGACGGTCACGGAATCGAATACCTGCAGTGGTGGCCCGGCATCGGGGATGAAGCGATCTGCATCTTTCCGACCGGGTGCGACAGCCACGGCTACATTGTGGGGTGCATACGATGAAAACGGGCATGCTGGGAGACGTTACCTTCGAGGTCAACGATCAGACCTACCGGACCATCCGGAACCTGACGCGATCCACGAAGGCGAACTACTCCACCCATAACCTGATCGGAAAGACCGGCATTCTGGAATTCACCGGGGTGGATCCGGAAACGATCAGCTTTGAAATTCTGTTCTCCGCATGGTTCGGAGAGAATCCGGAGACCTGGAGGAAGAAGCTGGACAAGATGCTGCGGAACGGAAAGGCCGTCTATTTCGTCCTGGGCACCGCGCCCATCGGGGACAAGTGGGTTCTGGAGGATGTGCAGTACGCTACGGAATTCTATTACAAGGACGGCACTCCGGCAGATTACCGGGCTACGATCAATCTGAAGGAATACAACTGAGGAAGGAGGCCGGAGGCGTGATCATCATCGACACGGCCAAGGAGCGAAAGCTGACTCTGGCCCCCGCGACAGAGCAGGAGGCCAGAGAGCAGGAGCTGTACATCCTGATCAGCACCATCAAGGGCGAATGCCCTCTGTACAGAGATTTCGGCATTGCTTCGGATTACCTGCACATGCCGACCAACGCGGCCCAGACATCCTTTACCATGGCGGTTACGGAAGCGCTGAAGCGGTATATGCCGGATGTAACGCTGGACAGCATCCGGTTCAACTTTGAGGACGGGATGCAGGGCATTGCGCATCCGATTCTGGAGGTGAGTGACCTATGAGCAGAGATACGACTCCGTACATCTTCATCGATGCGGACCCGCAGACTCTGGTGGAAACGCTGACCGCGAAGTATGAGAGCATCGCGCAGCGCACCGTGCATCCGGCCAGCCCTGAGAAACTGTTCATTCAGTGGGTGGCCTCGGCCATGGTTCTGCTGGCAGAGCAGATCAACTTCGCCGGGAACCAGAACATCCCGAGTAAGGCTACCGGCGAAGGGCTGGACAATCTGGCGCAGATCTTCTATGCGCAAACCCGGCCCCAGGCTACGCCGGCAAAGACCACGCTGCGCTTCACGGTATCGGCCGGGAATTCCGGCTATGCTACGGCGAACATCCGCTTCTCGGTTTCCCCGGATGAAGACAATGAAATCGTCATCCCTCAGGGAACCAGGATCGCGAACAGCGCCGGAACGCTCATCTTCGTAACAGACGAAGAAGTGACAGTTCCGGCCGGAGATGCCTTCGCTACGGTCAGCGCCACCTGTACGACCTACGGAACGGCCGGAAACGGGCAGGCTGTCGGAACACTGACCAGATGTCTGGACACGATTCCTGGCCTGCGCAGTGTCACAAACACCACGGCCAGCTCCGGAGCAAGAGACTTCTCCATCCTGATCCCGCAGGGCACCCGGGTCACGACTTCGGACTCCGCGATTGTCTTTGCAACGGATGAGGATGTGTATGTTCCGGCTGATTCCATCTACGCGGATGTTGCCGCCACCTGCGAGACGGCGGGGACCGTTGGCAACGGATACGAGGCCGGGCAGCTTAACACCTGCGTAGACCTGTTTGACTACTACGCCAGCGTGGCCAACATCACGGCGAGTGACAGCGGGAGCGATACCGCCACGGACGATGAATTCTACGATCTGCTGGTCACCGGGCAAGATGCCTACACTTCTGCCGGAGCCAGAGGCGCGTATGAGTATTACGCCCGGCGGGTATCGACATCGATCCGGAACGTGGTGGTCAATTCGCCGGAGCCCTGTGTGGTTCACATCTACGCGGTCATGGATGACGGGACACCCGCATCCAGCGAGATGAAGGCGGCGATCCTTGCGGCATGCAATGATGAGGATGTCCGGCCTCTGACGGATCAGGTGTCCGTGGAAGATGTGGAGCTGGTCTACTACAACATCAATCTGACCTACTACCTCAGCAGGGATTCCACCGAAAGCGCCGCCACCATCGAAGAGAATGTGGCTGCTGCCGTGCAGGAATACATCGCCTGGGAGAGCGCGAAGGTCGGGAGGGACATCAATCCCTCCAAGCTGAATCAGCTGGTGGTGGCGGCAGGCGCGAAGCGGACCGTCATTCATTCTCCGACCTTCACCGTTCTGAAGAACGGCACCGTGGATGATCCCACGGTCGCGGATCCGGAGGACTACGTTCCCCAGCTGGCCACTATCGGCACAGTGACCCTCACGAACGGAGGGTATGAAGATGAGTAAGGGAATCACGCAGGAGGCCATGCTGAGCGTCCTGCCGGGTGTTCTGGCCCGGGATGACGGCATGTACAGCCTGGCTCAGCTGATCGGCTGGATCATCGACAAGGACAGCGGCAAGATTGATTCTCCGGCCATATTCCAGAACATCGACAGCCTGGATGAAGACCTGCTGGATCTGCTGGCCAAGGATTACAAGATTGACTGGTACGATTATGACGGCACCATCGAAACCAAGCGCAATCAGCTGAAAAGCAACTGGTTCGTCCGGAAGAAGATCGGAACAGTCGGCGCCGTCAAAGCGGCGCTCCGGGATGTATGGCCGGATTCGACTGTGGAGGAATGGTACGAGTACGGCGGCGATCCCGGATACTTCCAAGTTCTTCTAAGCCTGAACACCGAAGGAACGGTGCCTTTCAATAAGGCTGTCCGAATGGTCGAAGTATTCAAACCTGTTCGGGCGCACATTGACGGGTATCCGATTCTCCGGATCCGCTGCGGAATCGTCATCAAGACGAAGAAGAGCGCGAACATTCTGTATCACGTTCCTCAGGCCGGCACGGTTCCGAGAAGATCCACTCACGGAGACAAATCCTATGAGGATATCGTCATCCAGGCGGAATCTGACGGGCAGGAATATCATGTGCCGGTTACCGGTCAGGTAACTGCCGGAACATATCCGGATTATTCCACCCATGGAGACATGGAAAGCGGAGGCGTGGAAGTGTCCGCAGCTTCTGAATCTGTCGGTTACGGCATCCGGAAATGCGGAACGCCGATCAATTCATTATTCTGAGGGAGGTGATGAGCCATGCTGCAAACTGCAGCCTTCACGGATCTGCGGAACTACATCACGAAGCGGATCTACAAAGCACAGTATCAGAGAGGCGGCTCCTGGTACGACACGGCGCTGGTGAGCAAGGAAGTGACCTCGAAGGGCATTGCCCGGATCAAGGTGCAGATTTCTCCCGGAGTTGCCTGCACGATCACCGGTGTCCGGCTGATCAACACCGACAATCAGGTCTGGGCCACCAAGGCGATCAGCGTAGTGCTGGAAACAGCAGACACGAACCTGCTGCAGTGGTTCGACTTTGAGATCACGGAGGAGGAAAGCTAATGTACAACCGGACGTTTTGGGTAGACGAAACCGATCAGTACGAAAACCGGTACCGGGAAGTAGCCAACGATGACGGTACGATCACCCACACCAAAGTCACCGGGGAAGTGTATGTTGAGGGCACTCCCCAGAGCGCGAGAAACTTCAACAACCTCGAAGACGGCGTCATGGATGCGCATGTGGCGCATGCCCTTCTTCTCCAGGCCTTCCGGGAAAAAGGATGGGAAGACGATGCCCGTCTGGATGCCCTGGAGAAGGCTACCGTGCAGGAGACCGGAACGGTCACCCTGACGAACAGCCAGGCTTTCCCGTTCAACAATTCCAAGAAGTCCGTGGCTCTGGCCAACGTGAGAGACAATCTGAACTATGTGGTCGTGGTGGTCAGCAAGACCGCAGCTGACGGCGGCAACATCGGAGAGATTGAAATCTCCGAGCGGCA